AGGCGCCGACCGCGTGCGGGAAGCACCGCACGGACTCGTCTAGGTCTGGCGGGAACACGACCGAGCCGTCAGCGTTCGCCGGGCCGTGATGGGCGAAGCTCAAGTGCTGCAGGCCGGATTCCTTGCAGGCGCTGATATAGCACTCGACAGCCCACGGAGAGATGACCTGAATGTCGTCCTCCATGAGGATCAGCCAGTCGTGCCCGTCCTCGAGCATGCGACGGAGCAGCCGGTTCTTCGCGTGCGCCACACCCAGGTTGTTGCCGCCCCACGCGCGCCCGCCAGCGGCCTGGACGGGTCGGACTGCCCGGGCCATCTCCCCCGCGTGCTTCTCGTCGGTGCCGTCGTCGTAGACGTAGAACTGGTCCACCCTCGTCGGGTTACCCGGGGCTGGGCCGGAAAGGTGCTTGAGTGCGGCCCTGACGCTCTTGTGGAGCATCTGCGGCCGGTTGTACGTAACGATGCCCAGACCGACCGTCATGGCTTCTCCATCTGCCACTCGCCCGAGCCGGTCAGTTCCTGGAGCGCCGAGCCCGAGATGCCTTCCGGCCACTCGTCCGGGTCGATCTCGATGCCAATGAACCGGATCGAATCACCGCGCTTCACCGGATACTCCTCGACGACGAGTCTCACGCTGCCACCGGCTCCCTGACGAGATCCCGCAGGACCGTGTCCCACTGCTGCCACTGACGGGCGATCGACAGTTCCTCGGCCCGTCGCCGGTTCGCCGCGCCCTCAACCCTGCGCACCTCGGGATCGACCAGCGCCTCAAGGTGGGCTGTCCACTGCGACCCGGTCTTCGCCAGGCGCCCGCAGCCGAGACGCTCATACTCGGGGAGCTTCGATGCGATGAACGGCAGGCCGCACGCCGCCGCCTCCAACCCCTTCAACCACGACTTGCCCCGATTGAACGTCGAATCCTCCAAAGGGATCACCGCCAGATTGATCGGCGCCCACAACTCCGGGTACCGGCCAATATCCACAATCGGCATGTGAGCCACCCTCGCCGGATCCAACCCCAACTGATCCCACGCCTTCCCAACCTGCGGATTCGGATCATGCCCGCCGTGATAGAACGGCAGCCCATACCGGTCCAGGAACGGGCCGAGCACACCCTTCAACAAGGGCAGGTCGTTGCCGCGCCAGGCGATACCGCCCACCCAGCCCACCATCCCATCCTGCCCGGGATCGCGCACATGCCACCGGTCGATATCGATCGCGTTCCGGCACACCGACACCGGCGGCCCCAGCCGGGACAGCGACCCAGCAATCGACGCCGTCGAACAGATCACCGCCGACGACGCAGCAATCATCCTGCGGTAATGGTCCCGGTTGAAATCCTTCCGGCTACTCGGATCCGTCGTCTTCCTGGCGATGTTCGTCGTCGGCAGGGCCCAGAACTGGTCATCGACATCCTGCACGATCACCTGGCCCGCAGCCCGAGCCCGCCGCGCCATATCAGCCCCAGCCTCATGCATCCACCGCTGAAACACCACCACATCACAATCGTCATGCCAGCGCTGATCCGTCCCCATCACCATGAGGTGCCCATCAGGCGCAGGACGGACCGCCGGCGACAACACACACTCCCAACCCGAACCGTAGGTTTCGAGGCCGCCAGCCGGCACAGCCATCCGATAGTGATACGTGCCCCCGTACGTCACCTTCTTGCGGCCCGGCTGCCCGGGTGCTGGTGCCGCCTCGAACTGGAAATCGGTACTGAACCAGCCGACCTTGGTCACCCCTCGACCCGCACAAGGTCCGTGCGGTCACACTTCGGGCAACTGTTGATGATCGCCTGCCACCCGCACTCACACACCCACCGCCGGCTTGTGGCCGGGACGTTGCCGGCCTGGACGTAGCCGGCGTTCTTCAACGCCCGTTCGTCGCGCGGGTCGTCCACCTGAACGAACCCTGACCGATCACCGTTATACCGGCGACGGTCAGTCGACACCGACGTGCAATGCGGGTCGGACGGGAAATAGCGAGGCATTACAGGTTTACCTCCGGTTGTCAAGGTGCGTGATGCGCGCCCGCCGCCGGGATCGAACCGGCGTCGCTCACCAGAGCGGGCGACCTTCCAGCTAGGGGAAGGTTGTGAAGGATCAGCCGTTCAGAGCGATGCCCTGAATGAGCCCGCTCCAGGCCGGGGCGTAGTGGGCCATGGTCCCGATCTCGAGCGTGGACGCGTCGTAACTGAATTGGACGACCGGCCACTGCACGGCCACGTAATCCTGCGGTAGCGCCATCACCGAGGTCTCGGAGACGTTGCTGTCGGGGATCGGCAGGGTGACGGAGCGGACCATGGCGTTCCCCTGCGGGAACCACGGATGGACGTTGAAGTCCAGTTCCTTGCCGGTGATCTGGTTGTTGATGCCCTGGACGACGGCACCGATCCGTACGCCGGAAAGGTTGGGCTCGGGAGCGTAGATGCGGTAGTTGTTGACGTTGTTCCCGGAGAGCAGGGCGTTGGCGAGCTGGTTGCGGTCGTGACCGTTGAGCCAGATCTCGTCGGGGTCGGCCTTGACACCGTCGTACAGCGACGCGAACAGCGTCTGGAACTCGACGCCCGGGTTGGCGGTCGAGAACGTCGTGTTGAGGCGCTTCACGTACCCGCCGGATGCGGCCAGGTTGGTGAGGAGCCCGTCGAAGTTCGTCGCAACCGCGGAGGCGTCAGCCTGGCTGGCGGACACCGACGCGCCGGTCGTGGCCTGGGCGGTGATGTAGCCCTGGTTGTAGCCGGTGCGGCCCGCGTACCAGAACGGCCCGGAGGCTGCGGTGCCGATGAAGGCGTTGTAGCCGAGGGCTCCGACGACGTCGGCAGTGACCGAGTAGCTGATCGCTCCGGTGGCGGTGGCCACGACCGACGCGGCAGCGGTGGTGGGACCTTCGTGCATGGTCTCGCCGTTGGTGCCGAGGAGGTCACCGGCGTCGGCCGCGAACACCGTCCAGTAGGTGTTGCCGGACGTGAGGCTACCGGTGACACCAACGGAGGCGACGGCGGCCGTGGCAACCACGGTCGGGGTGCCGAGGGCGCCGGCGTACCCGGTGAGGGAACCGCGGCCGTAGATCATGAGCCGCTCATCCATGAGCATCGTCGAGTACAGCAGGGCGGTGTTCGACAAGGACCGGATGTCCTCGAAGCCCTGACCCTGATACTCGGCCTGCCATGACACGCTGTCGGACAGACCCCACGAAACGTAGGGCAGCGTGACGTCGTAACCGGCGTAGTTGATGTACGGGGGCCGGATGTAGGCGAGTCCGCCGGGCCCGACGTTGGTGGTGCCTTCGGCGACACCGGGCTGGAGGGTGCCTACCCCGCCGGTGCCGGTGCCGGTGAACCCGGAGATCACCTTGAACCGACGCGACGCACCCTGACCCTTGACACGGGGGATGCTGTTACGCAGCGGCGTCGGGCGAGGGGTGAGGAGCTTGGCCGGGGCTTCGAGGTCGAAGGGGACCAGACCAGTCGAGAGCGGGTTGGAGAGGGTCCATTCCTTGGACAGCATCTCGGTGTTGCCACCGGTGAGGGCGGTGTTGAGCGCGGCCATGACGGACGGGTCGACACCCTTGGCGAGCTCGAGCTCGTCGAGGGCCTTGCGGACCATGTTCCGCTTGTCGGCCTTGTGCTCGATGAGGACGGCGCCGGTCTCGTGCTGGCCAGCGAAGTTCGTCTCGCCGGACAGACCGGAGATCGTCGACTCGGTGGCAGCCTTGACGAGGGCTTCCTTGCGCTCTGCGAGCGCGGTAGGCGAGGTGGCGTCAGCGAACAGCTGCTTGACGCCGGGTAGGGCGTGAGCCATTGAAGGCTCCTTTCGGGAGGAGGGGTGGGGTCAGGCGGCGGTGATGGCGGCCTGGCGGATCCTGACTTCGCGGGCCTTTTCGAGGTATCCGTTGCGGAGGTCGCGGTCCTGGGTGCTGTCGGCCTTCCGCTCGTAGTCGGCGGCCTCGAGGTCGAGGATGTCGCGCTGGTCGGCCTTGGCGATGTCCGCGGGGGCCCTGGTCTTGGAGGGCCCGCCGGGTGCGGCCATCCTCTCGACTGTCGCCAACCGGTCCACTAGGGGTTGCACCGCCTGCTCGACGGTCTTCGCAACCACCTCTCCGACCTGGTCGACCACCGTTTTGACGATGGTTTCCTGCTCGGCTTTGACCGCGGCTGCCTTGTCGGCCTTCGCTGCGATCTCCGCCTCGGTCTCTACTGCCGCCGGCTCGGCCGCAGATGCGGCTTTGGCGGCGTCGCGTTCGTCGAGGAAAGCGAATAGCTCTTCCTTGGTCACAGCGATCTCCTTTTCCGCCGGGGCGGGGTCGTCATCACCGAGAAGTTCGGTGGCTTGGTCTCGTAGCGCCACGAGGGCGGCTTTCGTTTTGGCTGAGAGCCGGGCGCCGGCCTTGGCGAGGGCGGACTTGCCGGCGACGTCGGCGAGGCTGTCGGGGTCGGCGGCGTTGTCGGATTCGTGTTGTTCGATGGCGGCCATCGCGGCAACGCAGCCGAGAACGTTGGTCAGCATGTAGCAGGCGTCCTGGAGCGACCAGGCTTGCTGCATGTCGTCGGGGTCGACGGTTTGCCCTTCGATCTGCTCGCGCTCGGCGGCAGCCTCGAGGAGGCATTTGAGGTCGAGGAGCATTTGGGATGCTTCGGCCAATCGGGCGGCGTCCGCGGCCTCCCACGTTTTGGAGCCAGGGATGCCGTCGTCGGTGGGGACGTCGTCACCCGCGGCCTTCGCTGCGGCTTTGAGGGAGCCGTCGGCGTTCCAGTTGTCGGGGATCTCCGACGACAGCTTCAACGCTGCGGCCCGGGCGATGATGTGCTTGCGGATCGCATCATGGTCGGCGTTCCCGCGGCCGACAGCCTTGATCGCCTTGGTGAGGTCTTCGGCGTCGGCGATCGGATACGACGGGTCGCCGTTGTCGTTCTTCATCGCGACGCCCTTGTCTGCCATCGCTTTGAGGTCGTCGGCCTTGTACTTCGCTTTGATCAGCTGCTCGTACTCGTCGACGGACTTGCCGAGCTCGTCGGCCTTCTCCTGGGAGACCTTGCCGTCACCGCCACAGTCCGGGCACTTCCGCTTGTTGTTCAAGATCTTCCCGTCGCCATCACAGGTCGGGCAGTCAACCTTGCCGTCAGCGGCCTTGGCCGCTTCGACCTCGTCTGCGGCGGCCTTCATCAGTAGGGCCGAGAATCCGTTGGCGGCCTTGCCGACGAGATGGACCTCGTCGACGTCGATCGACTCGAACTCGGTGGTGGGAACGGTCATGTCAGCTCCTCAGCTGTGCGAGCGCGTCCGCGGTAGGGACGCGGCGTCGTGCGCCGCCTTGCGGGGAAGCTCCCCCGATCAGGCCTTCCTTGATCATCTGCCATGCCGCATCGGTTTTGCCTCGTACCGAGATGAGCCAGTCGCCGTCAACGATGCACCGTTCGGTCCCGTCGACCGCCTTGGT